TTGATTTTAAGGGTGTGGAAAAGTGAGTAGATATATAAAAAGAAACTAAAAGGCTTAGGCAATTTTTAGTTCTTTTAGGATACTTTATTTGAGGACTAAAAACACCACTCAGATTATGAAATTTAAAGACTTAACGGAAGCGGATAAAAAGTATGCTTATGAAATTTATACCGACCGAGAGTTGACTTGGGATGTACGAATGCTAAAGCTCATGGAGTTTTTTGGGAAATCGGAAAGAACTGTGCGCAAATGGTGTTCCGAAAAATTGAATTTTAAAGAAAAGCCCGAAATAGAACCCGAGCAATACTCGAAAGCCAAAGAAAGAGTTTTCGACAAAAACAAAAAAAGATTTCTTATTACTTGGGCACAGAACAACACCCCCGTACACCAAGGGTTGTTGCATAACATGGAAGCCTACGCCACTTTCCTCGGAGCGGATATTCACGTCATCGCAGGTCGATACAAAAACCCCACCTCCATTTGGACACAAGCCCAACAAGAGGACGAAACTTGGGACGGCTTAGTAGTGCCTTATTTGGATGCCAACCGCCACGATATTCATAAATATGTGTCTATCCTCTCGGATATTAAAATCCAACCCACGGCAGTAAACCCAATGACGGGTCTCCAAGCCCTCAGCGGAATCAACTCTTGTATTTTTGGTAGTCCTAAAGTACACATGGAAATGATTCCCGTTTTGGAACACAATAAACCTAAAATGATGCTTACTACGGGTTCGGTGACCATGAAAAATTACACCGACTCCAAATCGGGCAAAAAGGGGGATTTCCACCACACTTTTGGTTTTGTGATAGTGGAAATTAAAGATGAGGATACCTTTTTTGTTCGTCAAGTTACCGCCGATGATGAAAGCGGCTCATTCAGTGATTTATATTTCCGAGTCATTGATGGCTCAGTACGCCGAATTAAACAAATAGAGGCTATTGTTTTGGGTGACTTGCACTACGGACACCACGATGAGGAGGTACTCCAATCCACCCTTGATTTACTCCAAGATTTGCGACCGAGCCATGTGGTGCTGCATGATGTTTTTGATGGGAGTTCTATTAGCCATCACGAATTGAAAGACCCCTTTGTGCAGTATGGTAAAGAGATTTTAGGCTTGAATGATTTATCCAAAGAAATCCAAGGAATGCTCGATGGATTGGGTAAATTTCAAGACTTCGAAAATGTTGTTATTGTGCGCAGCAACCACGATGATTTTTTAGACCGTTGGTTGAAAAATGAAGATTGGAAAAAACAACCCACCTTTAAAAATTCCAAGCTTTATATGCGCTTTAGTGATTTATTGTTGGGGCAGTACGAAACAGACCCCTATAACGTCAAGGGTATTATCCCCGCCATTATTAATGAAAAATACCCCAACTATATTACCCTCCACCGCAGTTCCTCATATAAGGTGAAAGAATGGGAATTAGGGCAACATGGGGATATGGGGTCGAATGGCAGTCGAGGGTCGCTGATGCAATTTCGACAATTGAACACAAAAATTGTGGTGGGTCATTACCATAGCCCAGGGAGGAAAGACGGGGCACTCTCAGTGGGCACATCCACCAAACTCCGAGTGGGGTATAATAAAGGGGCGAGTAGTTGGTTACAATCTCACGTTATTATCCACACCGATGGTCGAGCCCAACACATCAACTTCATCAATGGGGAATTTTCAAACTTACATAATCTTTTTTAAGAATGGGGGTCTCATGTTCCACAAAACTTATCCAAAGAGACCGCATATAAAGTTCAGATATATAAAAAGAACCTAAACACATTATTATGGCAAATAAAAAATATTCCGACTGGGATAGCGTAGTAGTCCAACTCCTCAACGGGGAGGAATCCATTGTGGCTATCCAAATGCATCGACAAGATTTAGAAATTTTAGCCGAAACCCACGGGGAAGAGCGGTCGAAAATTATCGAACTAATGCTCCAAACTTTGGAGGGGGAAATGAACAAAAAGAATATTAACATAAACTAATTTATCATGCCCTTTATTAAAGACTTTTCGACTTTGATTGCTCGGAGTGAATTTTCTTTAGATATCCCCAAATGGAAACCGCTCACGATTGAATACGGCTACGAGCAAATCAATCAAGTTTTGGTTTTCTATTGGCGCATCAAAGGTACAACTCATACGTTCAGTGCCTTATATCATCAAGTTCTTCAAGACTCTAATGGCAAATATGATGATTATATCAAAACTATTTTGGAAACTTTTCGCACCGACTACTTGGGGTGGTTTTTTTCGGGTCACCCAGAGGGGTGGATGCGAGAATACCACGAACAATACAAAAATTTTATCGAACTCTGAAAAACAAAATCTTATGTTAGACAACCCTCTACAAGCAACCGAAACCAAGTGGTTTCAATGGATTAAAGGTGACAATACGGGCAAAACCGTGGAGTGGGTAGGTGAAAGTATTTATGATGATTATTTGGACATGAAATTCCTCCTCTTTAAGGATGGCTCACGAGTCAACGACCAACTCATCGGGGAATGGGTCATCGAGGTGGTGCAGCCCATATCTAATCCGACCCAACCCCCTAAAATAGCAACCACACCCCAAGCCCCTATTAAAAAAACCACCCCCGATATACAATACAACCCCCAAGAAACCGAGAAACCTAAAGTTCTCGATTCTCCTATCCATCAAATTTTAAAGGATAGTAAAAAAACTCGAATGTCTATCAACATCTCTTTGTTAGTGGAATCACCACCCCCTAATTTGATGTCGGTATTGGCGGAAACTTACCCCGATGGGGAAACTCAAGTTTTGGATTACATCGCCCAAACCATCAATATAGAAGATTTGAGGCAACAAATTTCCCAACAAATTTGGTTAGCTGTGTTAGAACCCGATAAAAAAACAATTCAAAAGAAATACAAAAAAAATGGAATCGAATCAATTGAAGACTGAAATATTATTTGACCACTCGGGGTTTTCCGTGGTTAATATTGATGGTATGGTCGGCATCCGAATGAAAAAATTATCGGTGGCGGTACTACCGTACAAAACGGACAACAATGGTATGGTCAAAGAGATAGGGGTGCTTCAAGAATACAACCCCCTAAGACCTAACAACTCTGCCGAAACCCTCATTACGGGCACTATCGAATATGAAGATGATAGTTTGCTCTATACAGCAAGACGAGAACTCAAAGAAGAGGGTGGATTTGAGGTCAAAGAGGATGAAAACGACCGTTGGTTGTTTTTGGGGGGTATTTTCCCATACAAGGACAGCGACCGATTAGTGCCCGTTTTTGCTTGCGACGTTTCTCGTTTAGAGCAAGGAAAAGCCTCGGGTGACGGTAGCGACCAAGAAGAAAAAAGTAAATTAATTATGTTAGATGTCAGCAAAGGAATTGCCTCTGATGATGGTCTTCTACTCTCCGCCTTTTTAAGATTATTTAATTTCATGTATGCAAAAACTTTAGACCATGTATAACCGAAAACAAAGAAGAAAAATCGAAAAAGAATTAGGTCTATTAAACGACCTCAAAAAGATGTCCCCCGCTGAAAGAAAAGAAGTCCAAAAACGGAAACGGGAAATGGGACGAGAAATCCACTTAAGAAATACTCAAGAACGCTACCACGCTTTAGAACAATCGGCTGCTGAAAATTCTGCTAAAATCCTTCAAAATCTAATCGCATCAGGAACATCCGAAGAGGATGCCCAAAAAATGCTCGCTTCTATACAAGCCAAGCACGAAGAAAGAGAGGCAAGGATTGCCCAGAAAAAAAACAAGTAAGATTGTGAATTTATACATTACATTTGATAACAAAGAAAAAGTAAAAAAGGCGTTTCTAAATCTCCGAAAATATATTTTACTTTCCGTTGAAGACATTATTAAAGGGTTGGGTTATGACCCCGAAAACTTGGATGATTGTGCTAAATTTTTAATCAATCGAGAAATCCAAAACCAAATTAAAAAAGGAGCTACTCGTAAAAAAGTTTACGGGATTATTTATTCCAACCCTAATTTAGATGATTTAAAAATTCGAGAGTTGATTCATTTTTGCTCGAGTGTAGAAACCGTTAGAGATATCCTCCTACTCACCGAAAGAGACAAGATGGAGGAATACTATGAGTTGTTTGACGGAGTTATTTTCTATCCCGTGTTACGAAAGGTTCATATCATAGAATGCCAAGCCTTTCCCTCGGAAATCGCCTCAGATGAGGCTAATCGGGATTATTTCCTCAACTAAACTGTTCTCCCTTAAAGTTTCTCTTATTTGAGAAAGCTCTTGAAGTAATGCATATCTTTTCTGCTCGGAAACAAAGGAGTAGAAACCTTGAGCCAACGGGGCGATAGGGAGGACATAATAAAAATGGTCTTGGGTATTATACACCGTTGCTACGGGCAAAAAGGTGTACGTTGGGTTTAGATAAGAATCATATCGCACACTAAGCACACAACCCGAATTGTTTTCGTAATCGGGGTGCTCCATCAAAGTGAAAAAACTCCCCAAAGACCAAACCATTAGTTGTTTGCCTTGTTGGCGACCCCCTTGAAAATAGTGTGGGTGTCCACCCAAAACAATATCCGCCCCCGAAGCGCACATCTTTTCTAAGATTCCTCTTTGTTCGGAGGTTGATTTTCGGGAGAGTTCTCGGACACTCCCATTGCGCCTTTGATTTGCGAGATGGATTGCAGCAAGGATGACATCGCATCCCTTTTTCGCAAGATTAATTTCTTTTTTAACGCTGGATTCTTCGTAAAAGGAGATGACTCCCCTTGCGTCGGCGGAATCAGCAGACTCTTGGAAAACATCATCTTGGTGTTGAGGGTTTTTTTTCGTCCCATGGTTGATAAATTGTGTGTAATTTAAAAAAGATAAGCTAAAATCTCGAACATTCACCCCCTTGTAGTGGGGTTTTTTATTTTTTTTATGCACCCCTATTTGCGAAATCCCATATTGTTTTAAGGTGTCTATGGTGTGATAGACCCCATCCACCCCCCAATCAAAAGAATGGTTATTTGCGGTGAATAAAAAATCTACTTGGTGGCTTAAATACTCGGCAAAATAATCCCCGCTCGAAAACCTCGGATAATTAGAGGTTAATCCCGATAAGGTGGTTTCCAACTGCCCCACCACATAATCATGTGATTGTAAAAAGGGGGAAATATATTTGAACGGGTCGCCATTAATAACTGAATTAACCGCCCCTCGCTCACACATCAATTCCCCCAAAATAGCTATTTTGATACTCCGATTGTTGAAATCGGAAAAGGTGGGTGTTTTCATTTGCGGTCAAACAAAGGTTTAGTAGGTTTCTTAAGTTCGGGGTTGTTTGGGTTAGGTTCTAAGGGCATATCAGTACCCCCTTTTTTGCTCGATTGGTAATAACCAAGTATTGCCTCTATGTTATGTTCCGCAATCGTAATTTTGTCTTGCACCCAAGCCTCTAACTCCTCGTTATCCGAAATCAACTCCATTAGTTTCTCGGTTTGTTGGGAAATATTTTGGAGTTTCTGTAAATAAGATTTACCCTCCTCTTCTTCTTGGAGATTTCGACTCTCGAAATCCGAAAATTTTAAAATCTTTGACATTTTTAGAAAAGTTATTTTTAGAAAATATGGACATTATAATGTTCTCTGATATATATATTTAAAAGAGAATTTACAATATGGCAATAAGTGTCCCAACTGGTGCCCTTGCGGAGGAAGCCGCCAATGCAGGTTTCAGTTTCAATAACCCAAACCAAGTTATAGAGCCAGGAAACCCACAAGGTGGTCCGACCAACCCGCCGTACTTAGTGGCAATAATACTCGAAACACCAATTTTTATAGTCTATCAAGATATCACCTTTGCTGGACCGAGTGGCGTCCCCCAAGTATTGGAGGGTGGTAGAGCGGCACTTGAAGCAAGATTTGGATTCAATGCCGTATATCCACCGAGAGGTGGTTCGTCCAATGAATTGAATGCGAGCGGTAGCACTAACACTCAAGATGCCAACAACAATGCCCCTATTTTAGACGATACTCAACCTTTCGATAAACGATTGATTTTTATCACTAACACTAGTGAAAACCCGAATGATGTTCGAGTGGTTTATTCTTATTCTGCCGACCCCAATGATATCGCCCCACTCGTGGATGGTTTTGTCATCAATAAATCAGCAGCGGATGCCACCCCCCAAGCTGGGGCAACCCCAACAGGGGATAAAAAATTGCTAAATGTTCAAGATAAAAATCTATCCCAAGCCGACTATTGGTATGGTTCGGGTTTGAGTGAATTTAGGGGCGTACCCTCTTTAATGTCCAATAACTCATATATCAATTTTATTGCGAGTGGCGGGGCAAGTAATAAGAGCGATTCCCTAAAGGTGTTAGTTGACCGTGAGGGGCAAAAAAGGTGGTATGACAACACCGCCCAATTTGATAAACTACAAGATGATAACACACCCGTAAGTACCACGCAAGAATTGACGGTAAATGATTTGATTTTTTGGTCTCAAAAGGATGATAACAAAAAATTCCCATATCGCTACCAAGATTTTGTTTTTTGTAAGTGGTTTAAGAAAATCCCCCTCAATTATATGGTCACCCTCCGTCGATACACTCGACCCGTGATTGATAACGTCACTAGTGGGGAAGACCAAAATTATAAAAATTCGGGCAAGGGGGATAAATTAGCCTCGGTAGCGCACGCTGTCACTTATTTAGGTGAGGATACGGGCAATAAAATATCTTCGATTCTCGGACCGATAGAAGCCAAGCTCAAATGGAAAGAATTTAAAGCCGATGTTTGGGAAATTACCCCGAACGGCTCACCCGCCGACGCAAGTTCACCCTTTCCGAATTTGGCTCGTGCCATTGGTTTTGGGCAATCGGGAGTAGAGGGCGCACGAGACAAGCCCGAACCCGTTGTGCCGCCCGACCCGTATAACAACGGTCCGTATGCCAATAAAATTTACGGTCCTGTGACCGTAATTGATAGTACCATGGGTCGAGAAAGGGGGATTGAGTTTACCCACTCTATCACCCTACAATTTGAATATGTGGCTCGAAGTATCGGGGGGGTTAATAGTAAAGCGGTGATGTTAGATATTATTGGTAATCTAATGATTTTAACTTTCAACACCGCTCCGTTTTGGGGTGGGGAAAACCGTATGATGCCCAATGGTAATCACGGTAGCTTATCTCCATTTTTAGGTGGGGATGCGGGGAAACAAGCTTGGATTGAGGGCAACCCCGCCAAATTTTTCGATGCCGTAATGTCCCAAGTAACCGATGCTAAAAACAATCTAACGGATTTATTCAATAAAATTCTAGATGACCCGATTGAAGGATTGAAAAGTGTTGCCGCAGGTGGGGCTTCTGCCGCTATGAAATTAAATTCTACCCGAGGTAAGGTTAGTACGCACCAACTCCGCTCCATCCTCACTGGTGAACCTATCGGAGAATGGCACATAACTGTGGGGAATCCTATGAACCCCATGATGATGGTGGGGAATTTAATTTGCGATGGGATTAAGATTGAGTTTAGTGATGAACTCGGTCCTGATGACTTTCCGACAGAAATCAAAGCCACAGTTACCCTAAAACACGGAATGCCCCGAGACAAAACGGCAATCGAATCCATGTTTAATAAAGGTAGTGGTCGATTATACTCCGTACCACCTGGTCTACAAAGTGGTTTGGATATCGATTCTTCGGCAATCCACGACACCAAAAAGGATGAAAGTTACTACAAAAACACCAAACAATACAACTCACAGAAAGTTCCTTCGGGAAAATACAAAAACCCATTGTTAGGTGACCCAACTCAAATAGACAGAATTTCGAGCAGTGCGGGCAAGGCTTTATCCCCCGTGTACAACTCGGCGGTGGCTATTTACAATCACGGTTTTGCCAAATCGGATGGGGATAAAAAACCCGACACCAAAAGTAATTCGAATAAATAAAAAAGATACTAAACTATGCCGTTCATTTTTAATGCGACCCAAGAAACCAAAAAGGTTATCACCGATAAACAAGGAAACTCCTTTATCGATTTCTTGGAAAAGGATATTAACTACACCCAAGGGGACTCTGGACCGATTGGTATCAGTTATTACTTTGTTCCCGATTCCAATGTGATGCGCCCCGATTTAGTAACCATAGATATGTATGTGGTAGTGGATGATTATATGGAAATGCTATTAAAATTTAATGGTATCAGTAACCCCTTGGCTATTGATAAAGATGATATTTTTGTAATGTTCGAGCCGTACAGTACCTCTAAAAATATGCGTAACAGCGGAACGAACCTATCAGCAAAAAATGATGTTCGAGAGCAGTACCTATCTCCCGAAAAGAAATCAAAAATTGACCCCAAACTCAAAGAGTTTGAGAAAAGAAAAAAACAAGGAGTCAAGGTGGATAGTACCAACCTACCACCCAACTATGCAGCTTTTGGGGACAAAGAAATTGAAATCAAGGGTGGGAAGATTTACTTCGGACCGAACGTCTCGAAGAGTATCACCGAGGTCGGGGATTCCATCAGCAAAAGTGATTTTATTGCTCGTTTAGTAAAAAATGGTAAAAAATAATGCCACAAGAGGAAAAAAGTATTATCCGCTCTATCATCTCGCCCACTATTGAGTTGGATGATATGATATTCGAAGATGCCTACACGGGCACAAGTGAAAAATTACCCGAAAATCTCCAAGATAAAAAAACGGGGCGGCAGTACCATTTAGAGGTGGGTACAGATTATCCACAAATCACTATCAATTCATACACCTTTAATCAACAAGAAATGAATAAGGTGCAAATAGATGCCACGGGTTTTTTACCTAAACTTTATTTAAAGGTGGTGTTGACTAATAGTGCCGCCTTTAAATCGAGCGGGATTCCCAAGGATGGGGATATCGTTTCCATCTTTATTCGAGCCAAGAATGATGTGTTCAAACCCATCCGAAATGACTATATCGTCACTTCGGTCAATGGTGGAAAAGGGACTAGAGAGGGTATGGGGGGTTCATTGGAAATTTATGGGGATTTGTTTATCCCTCGGATGTTAGATGAAAATAAAAAAGCCTATACGGGTACTAGTTTCGATGTCTTGCAGACGATATGCCAAGACTTAAATCTTGGGTTTGCTACCAATGAAAATTTTACCGATGACGAACAAATTTGGATTAATCCGAATGACACCTACCAAAAATACATTCAAAAAATAGTGAAGCACGCTTGGAAAGATGAGTCGAGTTTCTTTTCTTGTTTTATCGATGTTTATTATCATTTGAACTTCATTAATGTGAATAACCAAATTGATAGTGATGGTTCGATTGATGCCGCCATTGTGGATACCTCGGCGTTCAAGAATTTTTTGAGTGACTCGAATCAAGAGGAGAGAAACCAAGCCCAATCAGCCAAACTTTTATCCGATATGGATAACTTCAAGGGGACGAATATGTATATTAAACAGTACCGAGTCGAAAACAATTCGTTAGACGTGGTTAAGGATTGGGGATATAAAAGTTATGTCCAATTTTTTGACCAAGCTTCGGGGCAGCCTTGGGAAATTTTCGTTGACCCGATTACGACCCCAGGTGCGGAGGAGAAAAAAATCCTCTTGAAGGGTCGCTCCACCATTAAGGCGGCAGATGGGACATCCAAAGAAAAATGGTGGGAAACTCAAAATCGTTATTTTTGGAGAGGGATTCAATATCGAGATGTCCACGATAAATACTTATATTCGGAGATTTGGAATGCCCGAAATAATTCCGAATTGGAAAAATTATTTATTGAGGTGGATATAGAGCGTTGGAATCCAAATATTTATAGGGGGGAACGATTACCTGTGGTATTACACACCCAATCCGATAATGCTAAAAGAAGTTTGGATGCCACCCCCGATGACCAACAAAAACCCAAGTCGGAAACCGTAGCCGCTATGGACCAGTTTTACAGTGGGTATTACATGGTTGACGGGATGAAATTCACCTATAGCATGACCCCAAAATCAACAGACTTTTCCAACAGCCCAAATAAAAAAACACCCGAGCCAGGGATGACTCAATCATTCAAATTAACTCGAAGAGAGTGGCCTGTTCCTGGTGGTCCTCCGAACGAAGAGCCTTCGTTCACCAACTAAAATAACTAATTAAATGAATAAAACTGACTCCATAACGAAAAATTTCTTAAACGGAAATGGACAATTCAACCCTAGTCCGTTTAAAAACCTCAACATAGACATTAGCTTATCAGAGAATGGTCTTGGGGTAGGTGTATCCTCGGGGGTTGATAAGTGGATAGAAAATGAAGACCCCACTTACTTAGGGTTTTGGGTGTACCTACAACCCGATTTGGCTATTTTGGGGGCTAATGATAACTACAATAGGGATTATTTACCCCAAGGTCTTTTAATACCCGATAATCTGAGTACAAGTGAACAAGCCCAACAGCAACAATCAGATTCGGTGATTGGTTATTTTAGGAGAAGAAATGAACATTATAGGGCTAAAATGATGGAAGAATTCCAAGCGGGGTTTATTAAAATATTCAAAAAAACCCCTTGGATGATTCAAAAAATATCGGGGGTGGATAGCTTGTGGAAAATCAACCCTAGTAATAATTTTCGCACCAAGGATGTGGTTCTGACTTTTGAATGTTTAGAAACCATTGATTTAAAGATGACCTATATATTAGATTTGTATCGTAAATCTATTTGGGATGCCACCTATCACCGATGGGCAGCTCCCGATTGTCAGAGATACTTTATGATGGATATTGTCATAGCGGAAATAAGAACTATGCAACGACCTGGTTTGCTCGGTCCTTACAACTTGGGGACATTCCACACCTTTAGATGTGAGTATTGTGAAATAGACCCATTTTCCGATGATGTGGGATATTTGGCTAATTTAAATCGTTTTGCCGACGGTACACCCGCCTCAGTCAAATTTAAAGTAAAAGTTGGTGCAGTTCGAGAAATCAATAAATATGGTCTATTGGGGGCTTACTTACAAGATACCAAATATGCTTTCGAGCGAGGCAAATCCTTTAGGGATAGTTCATTTGCAAGTGATGGTGGGGATAAGGTATTGAGGAGTTTCAGTGATTATTTTTCGGCTCTTGGTGGGGCGCAGTATTTAATCAATGCCGCAGAAAATGTGGCTCGAAATGCCGCCAATAAACTTCTTTTGGGGAATGTCTATGGCTTCTCCGCTAGTAACGCTATCAATGCCCTACAAAGTGCTATCAATAACCCTGGAGCCGCCGCTCGCAGTCTGTTATCCAATGCGGGGGTGGCGAGCCCAATAGCCGATTCCCTCGCCTCCAATATCCAATTAACGGGGGCGGAAATAGAATTAGTAAAGGACACCATAGGGTCGGTAGAGGTGTTAGCTAATGCCGTGGTGGGGACAGATTTAGAAAACCAATCTATCGAAACCATCATTAATACCATTGCCTCCGAAAACCTGCAAAGAACTAATTTAGGAAACATTAGCCTAAATAGCACCCAAACACCCCCTATGAGTGGGGATGCTGTCGTATTAAACGCCCCAAATAAAAACAACAGTCTCGACTCGGTTCGTTTAGTGTTGGAAAATAATGGGTCGTCCTTACAAGGGAATTTAGATAGGGTTTTATTTGTAGCCCCCACTAAAAATGTTGGTCTACCCTCAAATATTCAGTTAAGTGGCACACCCACCGAAAACTCACTCCAAGCACCTAAAGTGGAGTTAACTAGTCCCGTTTCCTCAGATACAGTACCCGAAAAGGTGGAATTAACCTCCGCAGAATCCTCAAGTACCGCAAGTGGTAAAGTAGAATTAATAGCCCCAAGTATCAGTAACGATATCGAAACCTCGGTGACCCTCGAAGAGCCACCCGTGAATACCACTTCGGATACTAAGGTCAAGCTATTAAGCTTTCCTATAAAACCCTCACCCGATTCAAAGGTTGAGTTAGAGAGTAATTTTGAAGGCACACCAATAGAAAGCAGCATCGACTTGGTTAGTCCACCAAAGGCTGTTTTAGAAACAGCGAAAGTCAATTTGGAAGCCCCCGAAAGTACCCAATCTAAACTATCCACCGTTGAGTTTAATGAACCCCCTAAAGGAAATGTAGGGTTAGATAAGGTGAGCCTAATAGCTCCGACTACCACAACAGCAGATAACGAACAAGTTGATTTGTTAGCCCCAACAATCAATACCAATATTGAAAAGAATGTTAATTTTTCGGGGACAGAGACCAACATCATAGCCGATAATTTAGGAAAAACAATTTTAGAATAATATGGCAGGATTGAACAAAGAAGACTTGATGGGTAAAATATTCATTGGGGAGATTGTAGATAATAACGACCCCGAACAAGAGGGTCGGTGTAAAATTAAAGTTTTTGGGTTATTTGATGGGGATGACATCGCCCCCGAATCCATACCGTGGGCACAGCCCTTTGGGCGCAAAATGTTTGCGGGCGGTGAGAATGGGGGGTATGCCGACATTAGTGTTCCCAAATTGGGAACTTATGTTCGAGTCCAATTCGCTGAGGGGGATTTGATGGCTGCCGAGTATACCGCTATCCAATCAGTTAATCCCGAGGTGAAAGCGGAAATAGGCGACACTTATATCAATTCCCACGTCTTGGCTTATGATGTGGATGAGGAAATGAAGATTTTTTACACCCCAGGGAAGGGGCTTAATATTTTTCACAAAAATTCCCAAATCATTATTAACCCCGATTCGAGTATTACGATTGAACACGCTGGTACGGATAGTATCATTGAGCTAATCGGTCCGCAAATCAATATTGTGGCACGAGAAAGGGTGACGGTAACCGCCCCTAATGTTACCATCGACCACACGGAAACTATTGAGTTAGGGGCGGGAGCTGCCGAAAAATTAGTCTTGGGGGATAGTTTCCTAACTCTTTTCAACTCACACACTCATCTTGGTAATTTAGGCGCACCCACCTCACCACCCGTTGTTCCAATGCAGCCACAAATACATTTAAGCGGTCGAGGAGCATCTCCCGTCGTTAAAACCCTTTAAAAAAATAATCTATTATGCCATTAGTCAAAGAAGTGCTTCGCACGGGTATTGAAACCAACCTAAAACAAAAATTATTATTAGACCCAAAGGTCAAAGATTCGCTGAGAAAAAAACTCGATGGTGGAGTTTTAAGCGGTGCGCTTTCGGGAAGTAAAAATTTAGACCAAGCCTACAAATCTATAAAACTGAAAACGGCTTCTATTTTAAGTTTGGAATATGACGCTGGCGGGGCGGCGGCGGCGAGTTCCGAGGCTCTTATCCAAAAGGTGACGGCAAATGAATTAGCCAACGCCCTTACTGAGGCTATGGTTGATTGGATGGCGGAACAGATTGTGCCCGCTATTGCAGCGGCGGTAGCCAATAATGTGGATGCTTTTGTAAAATCCGCCACGATTATTACCCCTGCGGGTCAATTAACCGCTGGGGTGAGCCCCGCAGGTCCGACCACGGGAGCAACCACCACTTCCTCATCTCCCGCCAATATCAGTTAATTTAAAAATGATATATAAAAAGACACTTTTATTTTTACACTTTAAAAAAAACAAACATGAATTTGAATTCCACCTCAGCCAATGATTTCGATTGGGATTATTTAGATGCTGAAACTGCTCGAAGAAAAAAAATACCCAATGCGGCTATTCTCTCCCGTTATAAAGATAATGTGTATAATCATGCCGATTATGCCCTTGCTTACTATGAGGAACTCTTAAAAATAGATATGCCCAATGGAGAACCCTTAGTAGGTGAAGCTTTCCTTATAACCGACATCGTCCATGTTCGAGGTAGTGAGGTTAATTTTGTCTTGAAAGGTGGCTTTGAATGTATTACCGAAATGGCAAGCGAGCGAAGCTTTATCGAAAGCATAGGCTTTAAGCACTATACTGATTTCTTAGATTTTGTTAGCAATCCCGAGGGTAAAGAAGAATTTTTAGCAAACAAGTGCTACTTAGTAGTCGAGCAAGTCAAACCCTATCTTAAAGGTTCTATTACTAAAGGTCAAATCCTCAAAACTAAAGATGAGTTTTACGAACAAATTACCAACCCAACATCGGCTTATTTTGGAACTATCTTGGAAAAAAACCAAGGGGGATTCTTTGTCAACGTGCAAGGGGTGATTGGATTTTTACCTGGCTCTCTAGCCGCCGCCAATATCGTACGTAATTTTGACGAAATGATTGGCAAAACCATTCCGCTCATGGTGGAAGATTATTTAGAGGGGAGCGATACCTTTGTATTCTCATACAAGAGATATGTCAAAACCGTACTCCCACAAAAAACCAACGAGCTTGGGGTGGGTGCTCAATATACGGGTACGGTCACGGGGGCGACTAAATTTGGAGTCTTTGTCGAGTTTGATGACATTTTCACGGGTTTACTCCACACTTCAAAAATGTCGGAAGCTGACACGGAACGTTTTCATAACCGTGGCTATCGAGCGGGTGATACCATCACTTTTTGGATTCAAGAAATATCTTATGACAAGAAAATCATTTTGACTAGCATCGACCCCGCCCAACAGAGGAAAGAATTAGAGGACTACCACAAATCTCGTTTAGATGAGGTGATTAATGGGGAGGTTATTAACGTAAAACCTTTTGGGGTAACGGTTCGGTTGAATGATAATATGATTGGTATTATCCCAGGGAAAGAACTGAAAACTAAAAAACAAGGGAAACTGAATGTGGGGGAAAATATTGAGGTTAAAATTGGTTACATCACTAATAATAACCGCCTCCATTTGAAATTTGCCGATAGTAAATAACACAACTAACCGAAATGCGCATTAAGAAAAACTATACATCCGAAGAAATTTTAGATGCCACCGTAGTGGGGGTTGAATTTGAATTTTTCTCCGAAATTGAGAACGGGGTAGATATTGCCCGCAGTATCGGAAAATTTCTTGGGAAGCGAATAGTTGTTCCTATGGTCATTAAAGGATTGGATGATGAAAAATTAACCTACCACTCCTCAGTCAAACCTACCGATTCCGTTTTCAAATTGGAATTGGATTACTCGGGGGGAAAGAAAATGCGAGAATTGGTGACGGGCACGCTCAGTTATAAAGAAAGCCGAAACGTGATTATTAAAATGTTGGAGTGGATAACCAACAACGGGTATACTAACAACCGTTGTGCGATTCATTTAAATATCAATATTGATAATAAAAAACTCCCCACCCGTCACCAAATCACATCGTTACCCATGACGAAATTTATCTTATCCTTTGATGAAAACAAGGTTTATGATAAATTCCCCGACCGTAAGGATAATGTTTATGCTCGAAGTATCAAACAGATTGGTTTTAATGATATCCTCTTTTACAACCCCACGTTGGTTAATTATGGCAACTCCATACTTAATTTTCCCAACGAAGAAAAATATTACGGGGTTAATTTCACTAAATTACACAAGGGGTATTTAGAATACCGCTACCTTGGTGGGGAAGGTTATGAGCGCAAAACCAAAAAGATTTTAGAAATCTTGGAGTATTTCGTGGCACACCTCTACGAAACTTTAAATTCGGAGGGATTGACCGAACTCGAAATCTCCGACTTTAAAAAAATGACCGATGCGAACAGCCGTAATTATCGAGGCTTTGTTAAATACGAGGTTTTTAAATCTATTTTTCCCGATATCAAAATATCCGTAGATTTAAAAAATGATGGTGAATTATTAGAAGCTTATTGGGGAAATATCCGAGATACCTTATTTAAATTAATTAATACTGGTGGGCTTCGGAAAGGTCTGTATAATTACGACACCGAAATGGCTCGACATCAAATCCAATCGGCTAAGATAACCAACTGCAAAGTGGAAAATGTCGAATTTTTGGAGTGCGAATTAGAGGGGGTGATAGACCATTGTTGGTTTTATAACTGTAAAATTAAAAATTCTCGATTTTTTAGATGTGAGTTTTTAAAAAACAATCGCATCACGGGCTCTAAAGTCACAGAATGTATCCTACACGCCTCCAATACCTTAGATGATTGTTACGTAGAGAATAAAAATATGATTATTAACTGCGAGATGAAAGGTGGGGTAATTCGAAATGGGGAAATTGGAAAATTAGCCAAGATATCCAAAGAAACGGTCTTGGTTAGTAAAAGTACAAACACCCCCGATGCGAACACGGAAGATGGGGATAGTGACCGCCAAACTCAGAAAGACAAAAAAGGCGAAAAGAAAGAAAATAAAAAGGAGAAATAGACCCTAAAATTTGGTTTTATCAGCCGAATTAGCTATATTTACATTGTAAAAAAAACAGAACAATATGCAACCAATCAAAAATTATCAGTCTTTTCTTAATGAAGGCGTAGCGGGTAACATGAATAGATTTCTTGGAGATTTATTTGACAAGTACAACCGAAAGGATTATTTTGGTTACCAAGAGTACGATAAAAAGCGTTTTGATGAGGGTGTATTTTCTCACATAGCGGATACTTGGGAGGAATACCTACAGAAACAAAAAGAGATGTTCATCAATAATATGTCCAAAACAGTACAAGAAATTGAGCAGAAAAATTGTGCCGCTTTGGTGAAAAAAATCCGTTACGACCAATCGATTAGTCAAGAGATATTCCAAACTATCACGGGCATCAGCCTTAAGGGCATGAATAATCAAAAAATCCAAGCCGAGTTGGAACGTTACTGCGGTCAGTAAAAAAAACAAACTAGATGAAACCCTCTTTCGATTATATAGCAACTACCATACATGAGTATTTGAATGAGCAGAAGATTTCGAAAGATAGTATTTACGATTTCAAAGAAACGCCCATCGAAATTACTGAAGATAATTTTAAAGAGGCGATTTATTTAAGAAATAAATTTAGCTTGTTTAGAAATATTGGTGTTGGTACGTTTTTAACAACCACCTTTTTATGGAGGATTGTTGATGAAAAGGAATTTAATATAATATTAAAAACGAAAAAAATAATAGGCGGTGAGTATAGTGTCCCACCAGAAAAATATTTCGGTGCTTCCTTTGGTGGCTCAAGAAGTGAGGTTATTGAGTGGGGATTGAAAGTGAAAAAAAGTGGTCGCTATAAAGGGGGTTTGTATGTTATTGGTATTAATGCCATTGAGAAAGAATTTTTAAACCTAAACATGGTTGAAAGATTGGAAACGCAAGGGTTTGCCTACGAAATTGGTGATTTTACAATTAATTCTCAACTCGGTGATGTGGGTTTAGGGTTTTCCGTTAGAAATGTAACATTGGATGATGTTAGATTCATATACGAACTAAATGACGAAACTAATGAATTAAAAGACATAACATATGATGTTATATAATTTTTTGGGCGACAACAAATAAAAAAGAACGTTTTTATAATATGGGACAAGATAAAAAACCACACAAATTCATAGCAACTACTATGCGTGAATATTTGAATGAACAAACTTTACTACTTAATTCAAAATTCGATTCTATTAAAGAAGGAATAACAGCTTACCATAGAAGTCCGATTAAATTTGATAAATTTGATATATCAAAAGTTAGTAATAATAAGAATAGACAGTTAAGTGGTTGGGGTATTTATTTTAGCAACTTTATACCAGATAAAGAATATGGCGAATATCTATATAAAGTAAATCTTTTTAAAGACAAAAAAGGATATATTTTGATAGATACGAGGAATCCAGTTCAAGAGGACATAGTTAATAAAGTTGTAGAAGCATTAGGCGGACATAATAAAAAATCTGACGAAGTTGTTGAATTCTCTTATGTGGGGTGGCTATTCTATAATACTTTATCAAGGATTTTAGGTGGTGATAAAAAAGCATCTTTATTTTTACTCAAAAATGGTGTAGATGGATTAAAACGTAATATAGCTAAAGATTCGAATGATTATGTGCTATTTAGTGATGAGCATATAACGATTGGGGGAATTGAATACGACCCATACTAGTAATATATCTGTGTGGTGGAAAAAATAAATCAAGATGTTTACATCCTCAATAAATAACAACCCCCAAGACTTTTTGGTCTTTGGGGTTCTTCTTTTAGATATATAAGAAAACCCCCAATTCATAGGGGTGAAAAAAATCTTTCCGATATGACCCGAAGTGAGTTAATTCAATTAGTTAATGACGAAATTACGGGTAGTGGCGCACTCCCCTACTCTGTCCCACCCCAAGAAATTGAAAGGGTAATCAACCAAGCCTTGAATTGGTTCTACATTAACTATCAATATTCGGTGGAGACCCAATATTACGTGATTGAAAAGAAATGGTTTTCCGACCCCGAGTTTAAAAGGACTCGCAGTATCTTACTCCCCGATTGTGTTATCAGTGTCTTTGAATGTAAAGAAATTTCGGGTGGCGGACGCTTAGGAACTATCGACCGAGATTTTTCCGATAATAGGCTATTAGCAGCGGAGATATATTTAGCCCCCTTTGCTTCCGATGATTTGGTTTTACGAACTGCTCAGTATTCTTATTGGGATTTAACCAAAGCCTTTATATTAGAACGAGTTTCTTATGATTTCAATACCAATACACATCGACTTAAGATATTAGGTCGAGACCCCAAAAAAAATCTATTCCTCCAAACCTATGTTAAAATAGAGGAAACCAAACTATACGATGATTGGAATTTCCAAAGATGGGTGACGGCGGAAGCCAAAATTTCCCTGGGTCGAATTTTGGGGTTTTTTACTTTTAACCTCCCAGGTGGTATCGCTGTTAATGGGGATATGCTGAAAGATGAGGGAAAGGAAGAAATTGAAATGCTCAAAACCAAGATTGATGAGGAGAATGTTCCCGATTGGTTTATGATTTATAGGTGAGTTATATATACACTAATACAAAATATTCAATGTTGTATCTATATCAATAAAAAATAAGTAACCGATGCTGGTTGTAATTAAGAACTAAAAATACACATAAAGTGCTAAAAGAATTATATTGTCGCAATTTTCAAGACCCCAATTATACTTACGAACAATTAGAAACAAATTCTAGTTTGGAAGCGGCGTTGACCAAAATTAGAATGATAATTTTTACGACCCCAGGTGATATCTTGGGCGAGCCTCGTTTAGGTTTGGATTTGGAGCGAAGATTATTTCAATTAAATTTCAATAATAAAGATTTGGAAACAGCATTCAATGCTCAAATTTCTCGTTACATCCCCGAAGCTAGTACGTACAATATCCGAATGCAAGTAACCTTTGTGCCTGGCTCGGTTCGAGATTTAGCTTATTTAGATATATACATAGATGATGTTAGACAGCTCGGTGTAGTTGTTCGTTAAAAAAAATTAGTCCCGTGCCCAATATTTTCAAATATAATAGAATTCGCTTTGGTCAAATGTACTACGATGCTCGTGAGTACTTGACTAGTAAATTCCTTCAAGTGGGTGAGGTTTTCACCCCCGCTTCGGCTTATGGTCAAATTCTACAAGTCCTTATCGATTTAGGAAAACTAATTTTCTACTATATTGAAGATAGTATCACTGAATTAAATATTTACACCTCTACTCGAGATGTATCTATTCGAAATTGGGCTCGTATCGCAGGTCACAACCCCACTCGGGCGATTTCGGCTACGGGGTCAGTCAAACTCACATACAATGGCAACCCGCTCAATATTTATGGGAATACCATCATAATCCCTAAACACACTCGACTAATCAATAACACCAACAACCTCAGTTATATCATTGATATGGATGGGGAGGAAACTAGGATGAATCTGATTGGAAAAAATTCGATAGAACTCCGAGTAGTTCAAGGGGTTATTGAAACACAAAAAGTTACGGGAGGTGGGGATGCACTCCAATCTTTTAATTTTAACGGTAAAAGGGGGGCGTTGATTGATAATTTCAACGTCAAAGTTTATGTTAACGGCGACCAATGGAAAATTTACGAGAGTTTATACGACATTCCCTATAATGCTAAAGGATGTATTGTTAAAACGGGTATCAACGGGGGTTTGGATTTATATTTTGGAAACATTTATTTTGGTCAAATACCAGAATTGGGGGCGACTATCCAAATTGAGTATATTTCTACAAGTGGTAATGGGGGGAACATTTTTGATTCCGAAGCCGCTAGCTTTACCTTTGCCGAAAGTTTATACGATACCATTGGGACACCCGTGGATGCCAATGAGGCAATTGACATCTCGGTGTTTAAACCCATTTTATTCGGTTCTGACCCCGAACCTATCGCCTTAACCAAAATATTAGCACCCAAAACTTCCAAAGCCTTTGTCTTGGCTAATGCGGACTCTTATGTTTATTTTTTAGAAAAATTCAACATATTTTCAGTTATTGATGCCTTTAGTTCATTAAATGACGATGATGTTACCGATGATAATGTGGTTTACTTATTTCTCATTCCCGATGTCAATAAAAGAAAACCCGCAAGTGCCGATTACTTTTCGGTTCCAGTTCAATTGTTTTTATTGACCAATGATGAAAAGGAAAAAATTTATGATTACGTGGAACAAAGCGGACAAAAAATTATGGGCACAGAAATCAAAATCTTAGACCCAATCGTAAAAAGATATGTCATGAATGTTAATATTATAGCCATTGAGGGTTATAGTAAAGATACTATTAGGCAGTCCGTTGTATCAAAATCGAGTGATTATTTCTTAAAGAACCGTCGAAGAGACCGCATCCCCAAATCAGACATCATTTCGGTTATTGAAACTGTAGAGGGTGTGGATAGCGTTAATGTATGGTTTGTTTCCGAAGAAAACGAAGCCTTTAAAAAAGACCCAAACAATGCGAACCTACCCGATAAGGGAATTGATGTTTTTGGGGATATCGTTATTGGTCGAGGTGAGTATGCGCTCATTCGTGGAGGTTGGGAAACTCGGAACGGGTATATTTACTATGATACCGTAGAACAAGGAAAACCTGGTAGTGTCAACATCGCCTTTGGTAAGGACACCAACGATAACCTAAATTTAAGTATCCACCGAATCAATATCGACCAAGTCAAAAATTCTTAATGGATAATCCTAAAATAAACCCCAAACTATGAAAAAATATCTTAACACTTTTGAAAGTTTTGTGAGTGAAACTCAGAACCCCGAAACCCTCCACGAGGGTCTCAATATGTCAGTGGTCAATTCGCTATGGTCAGATATTAGCAAATTGGACAACAATCAAATGTTTTTATTATTCGACCAATTTGCCGATAAATTCAAACGAATGTCGGTAAAACCTATGGAAGATGCGTTTCGAGATTTTGCCCAACAACTTGCCAACATACCTTTCGGTCAAGACTAATCTTATCAAAAGAGTACCCAAGGGCTAATAGTGCAAGAAGACTTTTGATATATACAACAAAAAAAACACTTTCACATGGCACAAAGGGAAGGGCGTTATTTAACCCGAGAAAATTATCGAGAAGTTACCAAACATCAATTCGATGAGTTGAAAAATATTGGCTATGATTGGAGAAACAATGTCTTTAATAAAACCTTAAGTCCTTACTTGTTGAATGACAGTAAGCGCAAAGAGATTTTGACAGAAATGCAAAAATTTATTGTATACATAATGGACTATGTTTCTCAAATCAAAAAATCGGTTAATTACACCGTCGATAAGAACTATAAATATTTGAACTGATGCTATTTACTAACAGATTAAATTTTTTCGATAAAGCGGGGTTAAACTTCAATCCTAGCAAAACACAAGCTATCATAGTAAGTGTTGTACAAGCCGAGGGTGGGGTTGGGTTCGGAGCACAAATAAGTGCCTTTGCCAATTTATCTGGGGTGATTGATTACGTGGAAATTCAAACCACGGGGGTAGATTACAACCCCCTATCCACCTATCTAAGTTTTTTCAATATAGCTAACGGCTTGGTTTGGAATACCCAACCAAGCGACCTTAGTTTTGGGGGTAATGGGGAAATTATAGGGTTCACTATCCCAAGCAGTCCCGAAAATGGCAATTTCATCTATCCCTCCGAGTATTACCTCAATCAAAAATATTTAGAACCCGTATCTACGGGCTTGATAACTACCGACCATATTTTTATTTTAGAGGAGGTATTGAACAGTAACGGAGGTTTAGAGTATGTGCTCCCTCGGATTGAGGAGTACGGTCCGTATCCCGTGGTGGAGTATAGTGCAAATGGTACATCCGCCTCCTTAAAAATAGAAACTATTTCTATTGCGGGTACGATTTATGCGGGAAATAAAAACACCCTAGCCGCCATCAACCCCTCGGTGTTGGCACAGCTCACCGTAGGGATGTTTGTTTTAGGTCCAGGTATTACGCAAGGAACTCAAATTAGGAGCATTGATACCAAATATAATTTAATTACCCTATCGGAAGATTCGGTAGTTACGGGGAGTGTAGTTTTAACTGCTTATACCCCCCACAATATTCGAACGGGTAATACCATTCGCATCTTTGATACCATCACCACTACCCCTTTGGACGGGGAACATACGGTTACCCTAACCACCCCCACGCACATTTTTTTCACCACCACGGTTAATATCTCGGCGACGACCACCTCCACTCTTCGTTACTCGGTAATTCCTATTTTCGAAGTGGCTTTTGAGTCGGGTAGCGACCCCGAATATTTTTTATTTGATATTAATTACAATGAGGATTACCCCTCTATTGTTAAACAAAGTGTGGTTTATTTTACACTCTCCAACGCTAGTTTGGCTGCCATACCCGACCTTATCCCCACTACGGGAAATGGGAAATATATCCGAACTGTATATGGTCGTTTGGAAAAGGAAGCCCTCCAATTAAACATTGGGCTTCAAGCCGACTATGAGGGGGTGTATACGGCAACTATGACTATTTCCGACATCACCTTTCCCACCAAGAGAACCCTATTGACCAATTTGTATGATGGGGAAGTGGTTGCCGAAGATGAGAGGTTGGGTTTGTTGTTGGAAAATTTTGGTCGAGATGTGACCGAAGAACAAGAACTAATTTTGCGAGATAGTGATGTCAATGAGGCTCTGCCCGATTGGTTACTGCTCAACAAGAAAAGAAAAGAAATGTTACTCCAAGGCGAGGATATCTGGCCGTATGTGGGTTCATATAAAGGCTTAGTCAATATTATTAATTGGTTTGGGTATTTTGATATTCGCATCAAAGAATATTGGTTAAACGTTAATCAAGAAGATGAGTATTTTGGGAAGTATCGGCAAATGCAAGTACCCTTTCAATTAAAAGACAAGGGGAAAAATAGTGATGCTATTACACTGTTACCGAGCAAGCATTATCGTAAAACTAATCTTTTTGGCTTATACTATGATATTGTTCGAGATAATGGGGATTTTGATAATTTTGGTATTCCCGAAACCGAGGATGCCTTTGCCTATACCAATGAAGAGGTGCTCATCAAACTATTTGCCCTCAAACGATATTTGCGAGAAAAATTCCTCCCGCTCAATACCCGAATTGTGGACATCACGGGCGAGGGGGTGTATTATGAAAGATATGCGGTTAATTCTTGGAATGACCAGTCGAGCGAACTGACCATTGATTTAACTCGTCAAATTGATTTTAAGGTAGATACTCGTCGGCAGCCTATTATTGACATCCGACCTTTTGATGCTTCCGCCAACCTTATTTCACCCCCATACTACGACCCTATAAATAAATATACGGCTCGGTATGATATTCTGAGGGCGTATATCACGAACCCAGGTGGGGCATATTTTGGGGTCATCCCCTCGGTTTCTTTTTTAGGTCAAGCCGAACAAGCGGCTCGTGGTATCGTGAAAGTCAAAGCCTCTGCCATCGGAATCCTCTCCCCCATGTCCTTCACGGGAGTGGGGTATCAGTCGGGGGATATCATCACTTTAGCGGGGGGTGCTTACGATAACCCGATTCGCATCACTGTTAATTTAGTGGGCTTGAATGGGGAAGTACAAAATTTTGGTATCATATCGGGAACAAACCAAGGTAATAATTACACCGCACTCCCCCCTACTTTCTATCAAGCCAACGTTCTGCGACCCGTGGGCGGTCAATACGTCACCCCCAATGCCACGGGTTTCACCGTAGCTGCTTCCGATATCCCTTTTGAAGCCGAAAGCATCTCTTTATATGATTTGGGTTTAAAATACGGAACTTTACCCACCGTGGTATTTACCCCCAACATAG